CAATAGCACACTTTTTATGCCACCATTCAAAAGTTGAACCATGTTCACTAAAGCCTAAAGCTTTCATTTCACAACTTTTAGCATAATCAATATATTCTTTAAATTTAGTTATGCTGTCGACATTCGTAATCCCATTTGATAAATCACTATGCAGATGAAATACAGTATAATTTTGCACAAATCTGCCTCCTTTCTAAAATAATTCTTCGTCACTTGATTGCAATAATAATTTCATTTCATTGTATTTTTTAATTTCTGGACAAGTCTTTCTATGTGAACATAATACATTACAGAAAAAAGTATCTTCTTTTCCTTTGTCATTTTTCATTTTTCTAAATGTCCACTCGTTTTTATCTTTACTTTTACTCTCAAACAAATCAGCCGTAGTATTTATGTAATTAAGTGTTTCTTGTTTGATTTCGTCTGTTATTTCATATTGTCTAACATAAGGTTTAATAATATATTTAGATTGAATTTCTTGTGGTAAAGAATTTAATGAATTAGTATTCAATGCTTCATTTATCATTATTTCAATATCAACTTCATCATATCCTAATTTATATAGATCATTTTCAAGATAAGACTTTAACTCTTTTACAATTTTCCCACGATTGCATATTTTTGTTATTAATGTTTCATTTTTAGAGTTATTTCTTGCTTTCCCCATAAACTCAATTTGACAATATTTAAGCATTATCCAACCAACATTTTTAACCTTTTCTCCATCTTGCTCTTTTGCAAGTGCATAAAATACTAACTGTCTACCATGATGTATTAAATCTTCTTTACTAAATTGACTTGAAGTTTTCCAGTCCCATATTGAAATTGAACCATCTTTATTGTGTTGAATAAGGTCTAAATAACCCTGTACATATCTATCATCATTAATCTTATAAATAACCAGTTCTTCAGTTGTAAATTTACCTTTAGGTTTAATAAAATTATTACACAAATGAGTCATATCATTAACCCAACTTGCTTTAATAATTTCATTTGGAAATTCAATTCCCAACATATCTAAATCATTTAATTCCGCTTCTAATGCAGGAGTTAATTCATTTTCCGTTGCTTCATTATTAATTATAGATTCAAGAACATCATGTATTTTACTTCCCATTACTCCATAACAGTTATTTAATCCTCTATCTTTTAGAATATAAGTGCAATATGCTTGATATAAACATTGATCTATACAGTTTAATTTACTTATTGAATATACTTTTTTCTTTTCATCAAATAATTTTTTTAATCTTTCATCTAATTCTCTTTTACCCATTTATTCACTTCTTTCTAAATCCATATAGTACATTCTTTTACTAATTTTGAAAATATTTCTTTTCCCATATCGCTGGGTGAAGATTTACTACCTTTTGGCAAATATTTATTTTCTTTATCAAAAATATATCCTACATTATTTTGACATAAAACATTATTTATTTTAATTTTTTTTGCTTCTTCTCGGATATATTCTTCTTCTAAACCTTCATCATAACTGATTATTATTTTAGGTACTAATAATGATTTAATATATTTGGCTTGAGTTTCTGATATATGACATCCACTTGTTGATAATCCTATGTAACAACCAAAAGAATCTAATTGTTGTGTATGCTTTTCTGACTCACCAACAATACATAATCCTTTAGATTGAATTGCTTGATAATTATAACTATACCCATACAAAGTCAAAGACCTACTGCAAGGAATAATAGGCAACCACCTATCTTCATATTTGCAATTTTTATCAATGCTTCTGCCCATTATTCCTATTAGACTTCCTCGTAAGTCCCATATTGGAATTGTAATCCTTTCGGAAAATATATCATAGCCAATCTTATATTTTTCTTGTGTTTGAAAATCAATACCATCTTTTAAAAATTTTAAATTGTAGCAATTATTATAATCATTTAAAATATCTTCAGAATATGTTTTAATTGCAAACTCTGGCTCTTGTATCTCTTTAATAAGATTTTTATAAAATCCACCAAAAGGTAATTTAATGTTTTTATTAAATTCAGATTTTTCTAATCCTAATTTATTAGCAACCCAATCTAATGCTTTTGGAAAATTTAAATTTTCATATTCCATTACAAGAGTATATAAATTACCTTTACTATTAGTTGAAAAACAATAATATGATAGTGTATTTAAATCCATAACTATTGATGTGGGATTTCTACCCTCTGCTCTTGCAAATCTTAATTTCTGTTTTAACCTATCATATGAAATATTTTGAAGTCCTAAATCATTAAGCAGATTTAATACCGCATCATAATTAGCAGATAAATATTCAGTTAATTGCAAAACATTGATGTGGCATCACTTCCTTATGTATGATTATTAATTACAGTACAGAATCCAATTTCTTCCCACTTATTAAATCTTCCATTAAATTCATACAAGACTTGTTGCTTATCATTATCATTTCTTGTTTTATCTAAAAATGCAACAATATATTTCTTATCCCTGTCTAATGTAATCATTTTTTTTATCTTTGTGTATTTACCATTACTATCTTGTGTTAAAACATATGGTTTAATATCAAATTTTTCTCCGTTAAATTCATCATCCCAAATAGTCCTCAGATATATCATTTCGCTAAATACTTCTTTAATTTGTTTTGCATTACTTAAACAATTTGCATCTAAATATCTCACATTTAATTTAGATAGTGCTAACTGATATGTAGGAATAATTGCAATATTTTCTTTACTTGCTAACTGAAATAATTTACGACTATGTATTAATAGTTGTTGCCACATTGCTTCGTCTATTTCATCTTCACTTTTCATGGTGTCAAATAAAATTGCCTGATACCCAAGCTTAGATAATTTTTTAATGATTTTTTTAACTTTTGTCATATCATTATCAAATAGTTTTACAAAATTGATATTAGAATATTTTTCTTCTGATATTTTTTTAGCTTTATTTAATACGTCTTTTTGTTCTTCTGTGAATTTGCCAGTTTTCATTTTTTTGCGAGTTAGCCCCCAATAATTTAAATCATGAGTTAAAATATGTGAAGTAAGTAGAAATTTAAAGTCTTTACTTCTTTGTTCATTAGAAATTATAGCACATTTAATACCATTATTATTTAAAGGCATTATAATATTTTCAAATGAAAATGATGATTTTCCTACACCACTATGTCCTCCAATCATGAACATTTCCCCTAAAGGAATACCAAGTGTAAGATAATTCATTATAGGACAAGCTTTACCATAACCAAGTCCTATAGATGAACCCTCATCACAATCTTGAATGAATTTATCATCTAAAACTAACGTTTCAATTTGTATATCATGCCCTGTATTAATACTTATATTATTTAATTGATAATCAAAAAAATCATAAACATCTTGATTGCTCATATTGTCAAATTTAGTTATATTATTAAATGAGTTAAAAAACTTTTCACATAATAATCCAAGTGTATTGGTTTTAACAATCTTATCATAATAAGCTGAAATATTATCTACATTAACTAAATTTCTTAACGTTTCAACTTCTTTATACCCTCCACGTTCATCAAAAGATTTTTTCGTAGCTGGTTTATCTTCTAAAAACGTGTATATAGTCATATTATCAAATGATTTATACCCTTGCTTATATAATTGTTTACCAAGCATATAATAAAATATAGCATCTTCTGACTGAAGTGTTGTGTCATTATTATCATTTATTGTGATATAATCATCATATAAATCAGGTTCTTTCCATAAACAAAAAACAAAAGGTGCTTCTAATTCATCACGATTTTTATTTATTTTTTCTAAACATTCTTTTAATTCTATAATTCATCATCCTCCAACCAATTTGAAATATCTTTTCCTTTTTGTGTTGTATTTAAAGTTTCTATATTTTCTTCTGTATCTATTATAGATTTTTTCTCATATTGTTCTGTTAAATTATTACGTTTCCATTCTTTATATATATCATTAATATTTCCCTTGATAATTGCAAATAAATATGATATTTTCCCTGTATCATTACTAAATTCTTTATTATCCATCCAATATTTAAGAGTTTCATAATTCTTTTCAACAGTTTTTATGATAACTTCATTAGGATAAAATTCTAATTCTTTGATTTTTTTTGTAAGCATAGTTGGAAAAACTTGTCCCTTTTGATAATTTAAAAAATCATTACAGATTAAATTTATAAGTAACTTATAATCTTCTGTATTTTTTTTATATTGATCATATACTTGCTGTGATTTGTAATATTTGTTGTCTATTTTAATAAACTCATCACTCATTCCATATTCTTGAGTGACCTGACATTTAACTTTTCTTGCCATTATTTCACCCACCTTAAAGGTATAGGCGAGGATAATTCCTCACCTAATTTAATTTTAACTATCCTAATGCTTCTACAATTTTCTTTAATACATCAACTGGAACATCTGGATCAGTAAACTTCTTAAATCCAGCTTCGGCTAAAATTTGTTTTGCGTTATCTTTATTTTCTTCGTTTGCATTAGAAAAAGTATTAATAATTATATGAGTATATGTAGATTTATCATCATCATTATTTGTTTGCTTTTCCTTATCTTTTTTAATTGCGATTTCAACAAACTTTTCTTTTGCTTTTAATTCTTCTTTTTTCATTTTCTCAATTTTCTTATCATCAACATTACTAATTGAATTTTTAACTGCAATCTCAAAAGCTTCAAGAAAGGAATCAGGTGATAATTCAATCTTTTCAGGAAGATTTGTAAATCTACCTCCAGCATCAATTGTTGATGTTCCTC